ATGAACGCAAACCATGTAGGCGCTCGTTACCCAGACTCATTTGGCAATTTTGTCATTGCCGTAGCACCCATTGTTCCGCTCAATGCGGTAAGCAATGTTGCTGCCGTGATGTCTGTGGTAGGAACAAACTACATAGTTCGCAAAGTCACTGTCTCAAACGCAAACGCAACCGCTGCCACCGCTAACGTAAGCATCATTACGTCCAGCGATGGCAATGCTGCCAATGCAGTTTTTGCAACAACTCAACTATCCAACGTAACCAGCAGCGTCAAATTCCAAGACATTGCACCAGTAGCAAATGCCGTTTCCAACGTGTATAGCTCTGGCGCTTTGTGGGTGAAAGTGACTACCGCTGTTGACGCTACTTGTGAAGTGATAGTTTACGGTGACATTGTGAATCTATGACGCAGACGGTTTTTGTAACCAACCGCAGCACCACCAAACTCAGAGATGGGTTTGGTGGGGTCTTTTTTGAATTCATCAAAGACAAAACCGTGGAGGTTCCCATCCATGTGGCGCAGCATGTGTTTGGTTATGGAAGCCCCGATAAGGAACATTTTCTGTCCCGCTTGGGATGGATTAAGTCCCATGCAGAATTACAAACAGGATTGGAATTGCTGGCTCAGTTTGAAATTTCTGAGCAGCAACCAGAGCAGAACCGCTCCTTACCCTCGGCGGTTAGCGTAGTACCTCTGCGGATTGAAAAATCCGTAGGGGGAAAAGTTACGCAAAGGGCAGCATAAAATGGAAGCAACATGGCAACACTTACTTCCTACCTATCGGAAGTCCGGCGGCTCCTGCACGATGCCAATGGTGTCTTCTGGGATGATGCTGAACTAACGGACAACATTAACAGCGCCCGTGAGCGCGTTGTTAGAGACACAGGGTGCTCGCGTACCCTTCAAATTACCCAAACCCCGATTTCTACCAGTGGCAATGTAGCTACTGCTTGGGCAGCAAGTACGCCTGTTACTGCTGGAGACTACCTGTTCTCTAACATTTTCATTTATGAAGTAACAGTCAGCGGAACTACTGACACCACTCCACCGCCGTACCCAGCCGCTTACGCCACTTTCCCGCCGTCTACTCCGTTTACCAACGGCACAGCAACTTTGCAGTACTCCGGCCCTGCGGAAATAATTGCCTATGCGGCTCTGCCTAACGGGCAGTACACGCTGGATGTCATGAATGTCAATGTTTATTGGGGCAACAGTCGCATACCTTTGCGTTACTTGCCCTGGACTAATTTCAATGCCCAGCTACGGTATTGGCAGAACTATGTTGGAAGACCTGTCTGCTTCTCAATCTATGGTCAAGGGCAGATATACATAGCGCCCATACCAGACCAAAGCTATGCCATAGAGATAGATACGGTTGTCATGCCCACAGCATTAACAACTGCCGCTCCTGATGCGGTTGACACCATCGTTTCCCCGTACACCTCTCCTGTGCCCTTCTACGCAGCCTACAAGGCCAAGTACAAAGAACAGAGCTACGGCGAAGCGGAAATTTACAAGCAAGAGTACATGAAACAGGTCAATTCTGTTCAGAACTCTGTCTTCACGCGCCGCATCCCAGACCCTTACTCTAGCCCGTACTAATCATGGCAGCAGCAGAGCAAAAAAAGTCTTATGCTGTTGTTAAGAATTTCACCAGTCTTAACACTAAAGCCAACAGAACTGCCATCAGAGAGGATGAGTTTGCCTGGATAGAGAACGCCATGCCTATTGGGGCAGGCAACATCAAGGTCACCCCATCTCAAGCCACAGTCAGAGACTCTGGTAATGCTGCCGTTGCTTTTGGCAACACAGTGACGGCGCTTGTTTCTGCCAACATAGATGTCAGCGACTATGTAATTGGTTTTCAATCAAATGGTGCAGCGCAATATTTCAACGTCACTGCTTCTACAACTGGCAACATTGCTGCTGCGGGCACGTTTTCTTCAACAGGCGTAACCACCGCTCAGTTCAAAAACCAGAAGGTCATCATTGGCGACCCTGACAAAGGCTTGTTTTCTTGGGATGGCGGCAATCTGTCCAGCATTGGTTCTGTAGGCGCTATTGGCATAAGAAACTCTGGCGCAGGCTACACCAGCACGCCTAGCATTACCATTTCTGCCCCTCAAGAAACAGGCGGCAACGTGCAGGCAACGGCTACTGTTACTGTAGGTTCTGGTGTTGTTACTGCCATTACTCTCACTAACGGCGGTCAGGGTTACACGGCTACGCCCACAGTGACTATCAGCGGCGGTGGAGCTACTACCGCCGCTACAGCGGTGGCTTCTTTGGTCACGTTCAAGACAGGCACAGTGTCTGTGGTAATGAACACATTTGGCACGGGCTACTCCAACTCTTCCAATGTCACTGTGACTATTGGTGACGCTACTGGCTACACAACACGGGCCATAGGCAACGCTATTGTGTCCGGCGGTCAAATTACTCAGGTCATCATGACCAACGCAGGGGCTGGTTACACCGCTGCATCTAACGTGGCGGTGGTTATTGTCGACAGCAGCGGCACACCAGGCACGGGCGCAACCGCTACAGCTTTTGTCAACGTAGACAAGGTTGTGGATGTTGCTACTTTCTCTGGCAGAGCATGGGTAGCTGCTGGCAGGACGGTGTACTACTCTGCCGCCACCAGCATCAGCGACTTCACATCTGTGTCTGCGGGGTCTTTTGTTATCACAGATTCCACTCTGCACGGCAACATCCAGGCTTTGCTGTCTGCCAACAACTTCCTGTACATCTTTGGTGATGACAGCATCAACGTGTTCTCTGACTTGCGGGTGTCCAGCACGGGAATAACCCTGTTCACCAACACCAACGTCAGCGCCAGTATCGGTACTAAGCGGGTGTACGGCATCTTTCCGTATTTCCGCTCCGTCCTGTTCATGAATGACTACGGCATGTACGCCCTGGTTGGTTCCACCACCAGCAAGATTTCTGACCAACTGGATGGCATCTTCCCGTTTATTGACTTCACTAAACCTGTCACAGGCGGGCAAGTCCTGCTTAACAGCATTCTGTGCGCGGCATTCTCTTTCACCTACAACGACCCACTCTCCTCTGCAAGACCTATCCAAGCGGTGTTCTTTGAGAAGAAGTGGTTCATCACCAGCCAAGGTGCTTTGACATTCGTCACTTCTGTTCCATTTGGCGGGGTGATTAACCTCTACGGGACTACAGGCACTGACCTGTACAAGCTGTACGGCAACGCCACAGGCAATGTCGCCAGCACTATCCGCACGGCCTTGATGCCTATGGGTGACAGCATCCGTACCAAGCAGGCTCTGAAGTTTGGCATTGAGGCCACTCTGACCAACGCTTCCAGCCTGTTTGTCACAGTGGATAGTGAGGCTGGTTCTAGCCCTATTTACACACTAGACAACGCAGTCACTTGGTATAACAATAGCTTCACCACCATAACCTGGAAAAACAACAGCAATGCCCCTATTGGCTGGCTAGTTTCCAACGGCTATGCCTTATACAAGACTGACGCGCAGCAGTACGGTAAGTACTTGGGATTGACCATTACCAGTAACAGTGCTGGTTTTGTGTACAACACGTTTGAGTTTGAACATGAATTAAGAGTGAGGTTCTAAATGGCAGTTCCTAATATTTTTGGCACGGCTACAGCGGCTATTCCGTTGTCCAACCTAGATACCAATTTTGCTACACCCATCACGCTGGGCAATACGGCTATCCAGCTAGGGAACACCGTCACCACGCTTAACAACATGACGTTGGCAAACGTCACTATCAGCAGCGTAGGTACGGCAATCCCTAACAACTTACTTGCAAATAGCACAATAACGCTTGGCAATGCTACGTTAACGCTTGGTGGCACAACTAGCACGGTTGGTAATTTGACTGTTACAAACACTCTTGTGACAGAGATGCGTGAGACAACAACTGTTTCAGCAACAGCAGCCACAGGAACAATTAACTATGATGCTTTGACTCAAGTTGTTCTGTACTTCACCAGCAACGCATCTGGCAATTTCACCTTGAACTTCCGTGGCTCTAGCAGCACATCACTGAACACTGTGATGTCTACAGGTGAGTCTCTGTCCGCTACTTTCTTGGTCACCAACGGCGCTACGGCCTACTACAACTCTGCTGTGACAATTGACGGCAACAGCGTTACTCCAAAGTGGCAAGGTGGGACTGCACCAACCAGCGGAAATGCAAGCTCCATAGACAGTTACACCTATGTAATTATCAAGACAGGAAGCGCCGCTTTTACCGTGCTGGCCTCGCAGACCAAGTTTGCATAAGGAATAGCTGATGCCACGCCTTTCAAAAGTTGGAGCCGCCGCACTTGCTGCCTTTGGGTGGACTGGGATTTCGCCCGTCACGGTAAGCTACCTTGTAGTTGGTGGAGGAGGTGGGGGTGGTGCAGGCGATGGATCTGGGCTTGGTGGCGGTGGCGGTGCTGGCGGTTTTCTAACTAGCACAACATCCCTTAACCCAAGTCTTTCATACACAGTAACAATTGGTGCTGGTGGAGCATCGGTCAATTCGCAAACGGGTACTGACGGAAATCAGTCTGTATTTAATGCCATTACATCTGCTGGCGGTGGTGGCGGCGGGGGTAGAGTAGGAGGCGCATTAACTGCGGGTAAAAATGGCGGGTCAGGTGGCGGCGGGGCTGTGGATGGGGCAATAATCCCGTCACAAACAAACGGCGGTACTGGCAATACACCATCTACCTCCCCAAGCCAAGGTAACAATGGTGGTGCTGGAGTTGCCGCAAATGACAGAGCGGGTGGCGGTGGCGGTGCTTCTGCTGCTGGTGCTGCTGGAAATGTATCTGGCAATGGCGGCGCAGGAACAGCATCGTCAATTTCTGGGTCATCAACAACCTATTCTGGTGGTGGCGGTGCTTCTGGCGGTGCATCATTTGGAACCGGAGGGGCAGGGGGCGGAGGCCGTGGAGCGCAATTTTCTCCCGCTGGTTCGGCTGTTGAAGGAACGGTTAATACAGGAGGCGGTGGAGGAGGAGGAACAATCGGAGGCAGTGGTCAACAAGGCAAAGCAGGCGGCTCGGGTATCGTAATCATCTCCTACACAAGCGCAACACAATTATTCGGTGGTGGAACTGTTACCCAATCAGGCGGTAACTTCATTCACACATTCACATCTTCTGGCGCACTTAGCCCTTTGTCATCTGTGACGGCAAGCTATTTGGTAGTGGCTGGTGGCGGTGGTGGTGGCGGATGGGGCGGTGGTGGTGCAGGCGGACTACAGGCAAGCTCTGTAATTATTGACGCTAACTCTAACTACGTTGTGACTGTTGGGGCAGGCGGTTCCGGTAGCGGTAACGCTGCAAATCAAGGAACTTCTGGGACTAATTCTGTATTTTTAAGCATCACTTCCACTGGCGGTGGAGGCGGTGGCGGTGACACTACTGGCAATGGTTTAAGCGGAGGTTCCGGTGGCGGTGCTGGCTATGGGGGAGGCTCCAGTACGATTGGAAGCGGAAATACTCCGTCAACATCACCATCTCAAGGTAACAATGGTGGCGACAACAACGCAAGCCAAAACAATGGTGGTGGCGGCGGCGGTGCTGGTGCGGTAGGTAGTGATGGTGGAAGTGGCGTTGGTGGTAACGGCGGTAATGGCTCTGCATCCTCTATCTCTGGCGCATCTGTAACCTACGCAGGCGGCGGTGGCGGTGGTGTTGCTGGTAGTCCGGGTACTCGCTCCACTGGAGGCACAGGAGGCGGTGGCGCAGGTGGTATCAATGCGTCAACACAGGCTGTTGCAGGAACTGCTAATCTTGGCGGTGGTGGCGGTGGTATGCCTAGTAGCACTTTTGGTGCGGCTGGCGGCTCTGGCGTAGTCATCATCTCTTACTCTGGCTCACAAGTATTTACTGGTGGAACGGTCACTACTTCTGGCGGCAACACAATTCACACGTTCACCTCCAGCGGCAGCTTAGTGCCGATTTATTCTGTTGAATATCTGGTGGTGGCTGGTGGTGGTAGTGGTGGCGGTCAATTTGGCGGTGGCGGCGGTGCTGGAGGTTTGTTAACAAACTCAGGCTTATCTGTTACCAAGGGTACTGCCTATACAGTTACTGTGGGTGCTGGTGGCGCAGTATCTACAGGTTCTGGTAATCAAGGTTCAAACTCTACATTTGGTTCGCTTGTCAATGGCTCAACTGGCGCAGTTGGCGGTGGCGGCGGTGGAAGTAATAATGCGTCAACTACTGGCGGCTCTGGAGGCTCTGGCGGTGGCGGGTCTTATTATTTAGGCGGCGCTGGCTCCGCTACATCAGGCCAAGGAAATGCTGGTGGCGCACAACAAGGAACAAATGGTGTTGGTGCAGGCGGCGGCGGTGCTGGTGCTGTTGGTCAAAGCACAGGCGCTCCTGGAATAAATGGGGCGGGCGGCGTTGGAGTTGCAAGCAGCATTTCTGGTTCATCCACTTTCTATGGTGGAGGTGGCGGTGGAGGTGGGAATACGGGTACTGGAGGCGCTGGCGGCAACGGAGGCGGTGGAGCAGGAACTGCTCCTGTTGGCGCAGCAGGAAATCCAGGTACGGCTAATACTGGCGGTGGCGGCGGTGGAACTGTTGGCCCAAATAATTCGGGCGCAGGCGGTTCGGGCGTAGTTATTCTTGCTATACCAACAACCAAATACTCAGGCACAACCACAGGCTCACCAACAGTCACAACAAGCGGCGCAAATACAATTCTGACTTTCAACAGTTCAGGCTCATACACGGCATAAGGAGAAACAAATGTCACATTTTGCACAAGTAGAAAACGGGGTAGTTGCTAGAGTCATCGTTGCTGAACAAGACGTTATTGACTCAGGCATCTTTGGTCACGGCTGGGTGCAGACCAGCTACAACACGCACGGCGGTCAACACCCAGAAGGTCGCCCACTGCGTAAGAATTACGCTGGTGTTGGATATACCTACGATGAAGTCCGTGATGCTTTTATTCCACCTAAACCCTACGCAAGCTGGACGCTGAACGAAGACACTTGCCAGTGGACAGCGCCTGTTGCAATGCCCACAGATGGCAAGATGTACTCATGGGATGAGGCAACCCTTGCATGGATTGAAACTACGGGTATGCAAGCATGAGTACCAGCGCATTTACTAGGACAGGCAACACGGTGGTGTTCACCGCTGCTGTCAGCGCACCCTCGCCTGTGCAAGCCTTGTCTACCACCCTTGGCGGCAACCAGTACCGAATCATCAACAGCGGTAGCGTTACCGTGTTTTTGGGTTACGGAGTTGATTCTGGTAACGCTACTAATAGTGCGGTTGTCGTGACCAGCACTGGGCCTGCTTTTCCGCTGTTGCCTGGAACAGATGAGATTCTGTCGTTTGTCCCTAATGCCTACTTCACTGGCATTACTGGCAGCAGTACCGCAGCGGTGTATATAACCCCTGGAGATGGGATGTAATCATGTTAAAAACCGTAAGTTCAGCAGGAGGTGGTGGTAACGGAACCGTTACTAACATAGCAACAGGCACAGGCTTGACGGGTGGCCCTATCACCACCACGGGCACGATTGCGCTTGCCAATACTGCTGTAACTGCTGGTTCTTACGGGACAGTTGCGTTTGTTCCACAGATTACGGTTGATGCACAGGGCAGGATAACTTCGGCTTCAAATGTAGCTAACCCACAAGGAACTGTGACAAGCATTACGGCTGGAACAGGCTTGTCTGGAGGCACAATTACTTCTAGCGGAACTATTGCTATTGCTACTACTGGTGTTACCGCCGCGACTTACGGGGCTTCTGCCAACGTCAGCCAGATTACGGTCAATTCCCAAGGACAGATTACCAGTGCAGCCAACGTAACGATTGCCGTTACCAACGCTAACCTTCAGAACTCCAGTGCCACTATAGGCAACACGGTAGTCACGCTAGGTTCAACTGTGACCACCTTGGGCAACGTGACCCTTGCCGGAGCTAACTTGTCCGCGACAACCGATGCGTCTGCTACTTTTGCAACATCCAGTCTGCCACTGGTTCCGGCTGGTTACATTTCCATATTGCTCAACGGCACAACAGTCAAGATACCTTATTACGCAGTCTGATATGGAACAAAACAACCAGGGCACTTCTTTTACAGACCTCATCATTATTTGGGTGGGGACTGTTCTTGGGTACTTCACCCTGTCAGAAACGGTGATGTGGGTTACGCTTGTCTTCACGGTGTTCCGTACCTACGTGCTGCTGCGAGATGAAGTGTTTGGGAAAAAGCCATGAACATGAATGACTTGTCCTACGTGAAGTTTGGCGACAAAGACGGCCTAGGGCAGTTCTTGTTTGAAAACGGCGTGCAGCACAGGCTCTTCCATGAAATTCTTGCCGACAACAACATCCTGTACCCCAAGTACCCCATCATAGATGCCGACACTGACAACCTTGATGATTGGTTGTTTGTGCATAACCAAGAACATGAGTCACTGTCATCCATCTTAGTGTTGGACAATCCCTTTCAATTGCTGGACGCAGATTGGAATGTGGAGGATGACTTCTACGATTGGCTGGGTGTTCACCTAACCATACATGAACAGATAGCATCTGCATTGGGGGTGTGATGGCAACAGTACAAGAAATTCTCCAGCAGGACATACAACGGTCTGGCGGCGACTTCAACCAGATATACAGCCAGCTTCAGAAGCATTTAGGTGAGAACAGGCTCCGTATCTTGCGGGCGGGAAACACGCTGCTGATGTTGAGCGTCAGAAACACTGGCGAAGCCAACGTCCACATTGCCACTATTGACAGCCCCCGTGAGCTAATTGGCAACATCAGGAAGCTGTATGACGGCATGAAAATGGCAGGGTTCACCAAAGCCGTGTCTACCGTGACCAACCCCATGATGACAAAAGTGCTAGACCAGGCTGGTATCAAGTACCGTGTTCAGCAAAAGCCAAGTGCTACTGGTGTGCGGGAATTTTCTATTGAGATAGGAGCTTGACATGGGTGGCCCAGCAAAAGTGGTTGATGATTTTGTTGCAGACGTAAGCAACACACTTACCCAAGTGACTCAGCCTATAGAGAAGGCTGTTACTGCTGGAGTGGAAGACACCACCAAAAATATAAGCACCTCACTGCAACCATTGGAGAAAGATGTTACGCAGGCTGTAGCAGATACCAGCAAAGACTTAACCAGTGCGTTGCAGCCTGTAGAGAAGGTTGTTAACTACATAGGCGCACATCCAGAAATTCAACTGGCTATTATTTTGGCTGTTGCCGTTCCTGTTGTTGGTGAGTACGTTGGTGCAGAACTTATGGCTTCTGGAGTTTTAACTAGCGCAGAAGCTGCCAGTGCAGCCGCTGTTGCCCAAGGAGCAACCGCCGCACAAGCCGCTACCGCAGCCCAGGTTGCAACTGCTACGGCAAACACTATAGGCATAGCCATTGCCAGCACAACTGCACAAGTAGCGCAAGGTGTGCCGTTGGAGAAAGCCATTGAAAATGTTGCTGCTGATGTGGCTGTAGCGAAGTTATCTCCTGCGGCTGCAAAGCAATTGGACACTCTTTTGACCAGTCCTGCTGTAACAGATGCCGTTGTATCTACTGTGGCATCCGCTGCCGCAACCGCTGCTAGAGGTGGCTCTCAGGAAGAAGTTGAGAAAGCTATGACAGCAGGGCTTGCTGGTTCTGCTGCTTCTTCTGCATACAAAGCAGTGGCAAAAACTTCTCCTGACATTTACAGCAAGGCTATTGGTGGAGCTACTGCTGGCGCAGTAAAAGGCGGCACAGAGGGCGCAGTTGTAGGCGCTTTGTCTTCTGCTTCTGGTGCTTTGGCATCTGAAGCAAGAAAGCCTACGCGAACAGATAACCAATTGGACACTGGTGGAGGAGAAGATTTTGAAACGTATTCAGACCCGTCTACCACTATAGAAATAAATCCTCGTCCTGTTGCGCCTCTAGACATTACTCCAGACCAAACACAAGAATCACTCAGTGGCTATGTTGCGCCTTTAGACATAAGTCCGGAAAACCAAACACAAGCAGAAACAGAGCGCCTTGCAAGACAGAATGAAATTCTCAATTTAATAAGTCCAACTGAAGTTCCCGAAACTCAACGGGAGCCTGCTTATCTTGGAGAGCTTCCAGAGGTAACAATTACGGGAACACGGGAAGAACCATACGTTCCAGAAGTTGCGTTGCCTCCCAAGGATACTGCCTCACTGGGTTTAACTACTGACGCAACCGAGACAACAACAAAGCCTCCCACGGCAGATATTGTTCCCCCGCCTTCAACAGAAGAGCCAGACGTTGCTGAAGAAGAAGCTCCTGCTGAAGAAGCGCCTGCCGACAAGCCAAGCACTTACAGGCCTGACATTTTTGTAACCACTTACAAGAAACCAAAGTCTGGCGGCTCTATGGCTACGTTGGGTGCTGCGCTAGGTACAGCAGGCGTGTCCACAGGCTTGACATCCTCCCGTGGCGCTGGTGAAATCGAAGGCACGGGTACAGGCGGGAAACGCAAAAAGGTTTGGAACGAAGAGTCTCTGAAACTCAAAGACGCACTAGGAGTGTAAGCATGGCATCAGCAGTTAGGCAAATAACAGGTGTAGGCGGTGACATCCGCAAGATAGCGCGACTGTTGCAAAAGGAAGCCCCTCCAGGGCACATGCTTGCCTACATCAACCAAGAGGAAGCAGACTTGCTAAAAGCCCGTGGAGGCTCTGGTGAGCCACATGCAGATACGGGAATACCTTCTTTTCAAGAAGAGTACGAAGGCTATGACATGACTTCTATGCCTTCATCAGAGCCTTTTGATGCACAAGCATATCAAAAAGCGGCTGCTAACCCTATTGCTTTTCCAGACATAACTTCTGCTTATAGAAATTATCCCGAGGTTTCTGGAGATGTTCCAGCGGCAAATGTTGACGCGCCTTTTGTTAATACAGGAGATTATTACCTTCCTTATTTTGCCACCCCTTCAGTTGATGTGGGCGTTTCTCCTGTTTCTGCGGAGGGAGCAGTTCCGTATATTCCTACTCCTAGAGAGACAGGCAATTACCCTGGTGGGTCAACTCCAACAGATGTAAGAAACGTAGAGCCTGGTTTTTTTGAAGGAATGAGTAAAGAAACAAAAGCACGGCTGGGTATTGGCGGCGCACAAGCAGTGCTGGGCGCTTATCAAACTAGTCAAGCAATGGAGCAGGCTAAGAAGTACAGAGAAGACATGGCGAAGCTGGCCCAGCCCTACCAAACAGAGGGCAAGAAACTTATTGCCCAAGCACAGAGCGGACAGCTTACGCCTGCTGCCCAACAACAGCTACAAGCCGCACAAGCACAGGCCGCGCAGGGCGCACAGTCTCGCGGCGGTGTAGGCGCACAGCAAGCCATGATGGCGGTAGAGAACATGCGTCAGCAACTGTTGCAGAACCAATATGACTACGGTCTAAAAGTCTCCGGCATAGGCGACCAGATTGCCAGTGGCGCTATCAGGGCTGGTATGCAGGCTGACCAGTACGTCAACAGCTTGGCAACCAACTACGCCAGCAACATTGCCCGCACCTTGTCAAATGCGCCTACGTATGTGTACCCATCAGCGCAGCCTGTCGCATAAGGAGCTACAACATGGCAAATGAAGTTTTGGGTGACGCTTTAAGCACGACTATGACATTGCCTGTGCGTGAGGCTAGTAAAAGAACACCTGTAAAAAATATTGACGAAGATTTAAAAGAGGTCACGTTTACAGACCCTATTGCTGAACCTGTTCCTGCAAAGGCAAAAGAACCAGGCAAGTCTGCTGGAGAGCTTTACAAGAGTGACATACAGGCTAGTGTTAACGCATTAGAAACCGGAAGAAAAGCGCAGTTCAAATTAGAGAGTGAGAAGGCAGTTGATGAGGCAGAACGCCTAGCTGCAAAAGCATACAAGGCAAGTCAATCTTCTGCCTTGCAAAGAAAACAAATTGAGGAAGACCCAGCACGACAAGAATACAAAGATGCTCTGTCTGAAAAATCAAAGCCGTTCATTCCCAATGAACAGAACGCCAATGACCTGATGATGTTGTTTGGACTCTTAAATGTGGTTGGTTTTGCTATTGGCTCTGGCGGCAAAGAGAATGCTCAAGCCGCTATGTCTGCTATGAACGGCATGTTGGAAGGCAACCGAAAAGGTAGAGAAGACCTCTACAAAAAAGAGAAAAGCATTTTTGAGACAAACCAAAAACAACTGGATTCAAAAATTAAACAGTTGCAGGCGTTCATGCAAGACAACCAATTGTTGTACGGCATGGATAAGACTGCACGCGACCAGGCAATAGAGTCAGAGTTTTTGCAAACTGGTGCGACTTTTATGTTGGAGTATTACAGGAAGAAGGGTGCTGGCCCAACCATGGAGCTTTTAGAGCAAACTGTAAAAACAATGGGAAAAGTTAGCGAACTCAATAGAGCAGAAGAAGTTAGGGCTGAAGACCGAGCAAGAGAAGATGTGCAGAAAGCGGATGAAAGAAAGTTCCGTTTGAATGTTGCTGCCCAACAAGAAGAAAAAGAAAGAGCAAGGGCTAGAGAAAAAAGGCTTTTCGAAATTTCTGTGAAAGAGCAAGAGCTTGCTGCTGCTGAAGATAGAGATATTCGCAACAAGACATTTGATTCTGCAATGGCTGTGGAGAAAAACAGAATTGAGCTTCTCATGCAAAAAGAGAATTACCGTCATGCGGAAGCCCAATCTGACAGGGTTATGAACCATGCCACAGCAATACAAACTGAGACTATCCTTGCACGAAAAGCAAAAGAGTCACAAGATGCCGCAAACAGAGCGCAGGATAAAACAGAACAATCAGCCCGTGACAGAGCAACAGAAGCGTACAGAGCGGAAGAACAGAAAGCTCGTCTAACAGCAGAAAGATTGGCTGCGGAACATCGGAAAGCAGATGATGTACACAAAGCAAAAATGCTTGCCTTGGATGCTCGTAGGGTGGCTATTATGGAAAAGAAAGGAACTGGTGCTGATGGCAATTTTTTAAAACCTGGCGCAGCAGTAAGCGCGGGATACGTTGCCGACAACCAGCTAAAAACAGACATTGAAGACATTCTCAAAGACTTGAAAACCAACCCCACTCTTGTAAACGATTTGAAAAAATATCGCGTAGAAGCATTTTTAACAGAGGAAGGCAAGGTTCTCAATCAACTTGTAAGTCAGGATATACCTCCTAATTTGCGTCAATTCTTGACCAAGGTGCGTGACCTCCGTAACAACTACTACCTCAACATCTCAGGCAAAGCTGTTACTGGTGGAGAGGCTTTGCGTAGTTACGGTACTGTGCCGCAACCAGGCGACGATGCCGCAGCAATAACAGACAAATTAGGCGGCATGTCAAAACGTGTGTCGCAAGCAATTTCTATTAAGCAGCAACTTTATGGCTTGCCAAGTTTGAATTTGAATGCCGGAGGAGGAACCTCGCTTGTGCCTGGTCAAGACTATTCTAGAGATAGCCAAGGTACTCCAACGGCTACTGGCGCTAAGAAGGCTATGCCAAGTGAAGCCAAAATGATAGAGTACGCTAAAGACCCATATTTCAAAGGTGACGTTCAAAAAGCTAAGGCGTATTTACGAACATTGGGGTATGAATAATGGTAGCGGCAACAAAACCTCTAGAGCAAGACATTAGCGATTTGCCGCCTCCTCCTCCTTTGGGAGAAGACATATCTGATTTGCCACCTCCTCCTGTTGCTGGTGAGCCAAAAACAAAAACCTTCCGTGAGCGTGGCACGCAATTACTAGAGTCTGTTGTAGGTGGCGCTGCGCTGGGGGCGGTTTCTCCAGAAGCTACGCAGCTTGTTGGCAAAGGAATTCAAAAACTGCCAGTGCCATACGCAAAGCCAGTTGGGATGGGATTGGAACAGGCTGGCAAGATGATGAAGCGCCAGCGTTTTACAGAAGCAGGAATAGGCGCTGTTGGTGGTGGCACAGGAGACATTGCTGGTCAATCAGTGGAAATTAGCGGCGGTAGTTCTCCGATGGTGTTTGCCGCAGAATTAGCTGGTGGCTTTGCTGGCCCAGCCTTTATGAACACCATCAAAAGTGTAGTGTCCTACGGCGCTAGAAAACTGTTTGGTATGGACTCTGTTAGTGCTGTGAAAGCAATTGCAGATGACTTAAACATTGATGAGAAAACACTAAGCCCTAGCCAGCGTGATGCCATCAAGAAGCAGATTGAGGAATTGCGTGGAGGAGAACCTAGCAGTAAATCTCAAGAAAGCCTATACGATGTGTTGAGAACAGGTGTTCTCGACATTACTGGAGAAGCAGAGAAACGTGCTTTAGCCAAAAAAGCAGAAGCAGAATTAGCCCAAAGAGGCGCAGAAACGCAAGCAGAAAAGATGCGCCTTGCTGGCAAGAAGACTACGCAGATAGGCGCGGAAACCGCAGCACAAGCAAAAGCAGCGAGGGCTTCTGTTGGTGTTGAGCGAGAAGCATCTGACGTTGGCATTACCTTGAGAAACAAAATTACAGAGCTATTTGGTGGTCTTGCGGAAAAACGCTCTGCTGATTACAAAGCACAGAAAGCTATACGGGATGCCGCTGTTGCAAAAAAAGAATCAGCAGGCATTTTGTTGAAAGACATGGAGCAATACCAAAGTTTGCTTTCTGACCTAAGAGGTAAGTTGTTGCGGGGCGCAGAAGCCCAAACACAAAAGACCGCAAAGGTTACTGAGCCAGGTGTACTGGCTGTTTACGAAAACATTTACACAGCGGTTTCTGCCCGTAAAGTTGCTACCGCTTTTGATAAAGATGGCAAACCCACCGCTTTTGAATTTTTCCCCACTTCTTTTGAAGCGTTAGATGATGTGCGCCGCCGCTTGGGTGACGTTGCGTTTGGAAAAGAAGTTGAAGGCTACAGCGCCATTGGTGCTGACATTGCCAGAACTTACTACGGCAAGATTAGCGAAATCCAATCTAAGTTTGCTGGTGAGTCGCACGATGCTTTGCAAGGCGGCTACGAAATGGCATCTAGGCTGCTGGACAAGTACAGGTCAAGGGTTGGCAAGAAGACCACAGCCATAGACAGGTTTGACCCCACACGGTTTAACACTGACCCAGCGTCTCTGCCAAACACTTATTTCAGCAGCCAGCAGTCTGTCAGAGACTTGCTAGAGCTAACTGGCAACGACAGAAACTTTGTCCTCAAGGAAGCCTCTGACTTCACTGCTAGACAGTTGCGGGACAAGAACGCTACTGGTGTGAAGTCCTGGTTGAACTCCAACAGCGATTGGCTTACTGCTTTGCCGGAAGTCAGAACCAAGGTCAACTCATACCTTCAGACTCTAGAAAGAGCGGAGCGGGTTGCTGGCAAGACTACCAAGGCAGGACAGATACTGGAAGCAAAAGAACCTACCATTTTGCGTGCTGGAGAAAAAGCAGTAGCCACCGGAGAGAAAGCGGCAGAGCAAATCAGAGCGGAGGCGGCGCAGCGGGTTAAGACTATCCTGGGTGACTCCAATCCTGCCCGCCGTGTTCGGGAAATCATCCTGGGCGGCAAGCCTACTGAGTGGGCAGAAGTTGGCCCTATCCTAGCTGCAAGCCCAGAAGGTAAACGATTGATTACACAGTCTGTGCAGCAAATCATGGCAGACCGTGCTTCTACGGGATTGACCAGTTCTATCGTGGCTTTCCGAGAAGATGTGGCTCCCAGCCTAAGAGCCGCTGGCCTCATGTCAGACGCTCAACTTTCCTCGCTAGAAGCCCAATTGAGAGCAATAGCCAACTCCGCTTTGGGTGAGCCAGCCAAGCTGACTTTGTTGCAGCGCACAATTAAGAACGCTTTTATCGGTGTCAATGCACAGCCAGTAGGCTCATTCATTTTTGGTGCTGCTAATACTGGCAAGTCTCTGTACGATGTAATCAACAAAAAAGATTCGCCGGAATCTGCCGCACCGAGGTTTGCACAATGAGCAAGAAAGCAAAAGGCATCAACCCTGAATTGGAGAATGCCATTAACAAACTCATGAAGGAAATCATGGCTGACCCCACGGCTACCATCACCGACAAGATGCGGGTGCTAGACCGCGCTCTAAAGCTAGAGCAACTCAAGATGAAGGATGCTGACTCTGAGTGGGGCAGCGGGTTTGGGTTAGACGATGATGAAGAGAAGTGATAAGATGATTACCTCACAATTAGAGGGTAACTATCATGGATGCAACATCTATCATTCGCCTAGCGCTAGGGGTCATCTCAGACCGCTTGATTACTATCGCCGCTCTGCTTACATCGTTTGGCCTTGGCTGCTGGGTGATGTACGGCATGGGCTGGGAAAGAGTGACAACACTGGCAATTTATGTGATATTCGCGTATCTTCTAGTAACCGTAAAGGAGAAAAGTAATGAAGCACCCAGGAACACAACGTCCCAATGACGTTAACCAAAAAATAGCTAGTCCCATGCGTCCTCAACTGCCTAGTGATGGCACAGCGGGAATGCAACGCTGGGAGCCAGGGCAGTTGCCAAAAGGCGGCTACCGCTCTGTATTTGATTTCTCTGAAGGCAGCTACAACACCAAACAATCTCCTACCTGTGGCGGCGGCTCTAAGGTGTACTAATGGCTAACAACCTTCCTTTCCAGGCGCAGGGCAAGACGTACAAAGCTAACGTCACTACCGCCTCTCAAAGAGTAGCCATTACATCTGATAGCCCCTGCAACCAGATTTGCGTGGCTAACCACCAGCCTAGTGGAGCTACTGGTGAGCCTGTGTACTTTGTCATCAGCGCCAACGCCAGCGTGACTTGCACCCTACCTGGCAACGGCTCCCCACAGTACGCCCTGATTTCTGTTCCTGCCAGCGTCAAGGTGTACACCGTGCCGTATCAATTTACAAGCTCCACTCCGCTGTACGTTGCGTTTATTGGAGAGGCTGCGTCTGAATGCTACTTCACCCCTGGTGAGGGATATTGACAATGGCGCTAGACCCTTTGTCCGCACTGCTGGACATTGGCGGCAAGGTCATAGACCGTGTATGGCCTGACCCTGAGAAAGCTGCGGCTGCAAAGCTGGAGTTGCTCAAGATGCAACAGTCGGGTGAGTTAGCCATCATTGCTGGGCAACTGGAAATCAACAAGGTTGAAGCTGCAAACCCCAGCGTGTTTGTCTCCGGATGGCGACCATTCATAGGCTGGGTTTGCGGCAGCGGGTTTGCCATCCAGTTTGTCATTGGCCCTATGGCTGAGTGGGGCAGTGCGCTCTACGGCAACCCCGTCAAGTTTCCCCAAATGGATGTCGGCACAATGATGCCGTTGCTCATTGGAATGCTTGGACTTTCCGGCTTTAGAAGTGTGGAGAAAATCAACGGGGTTGCTGCTAAATGAAAGCCAAGCTGACTTTCCTAGTCACCTTGATGGTCAGCTTTACTCTATGCATTGTTGTCGTTGGCATGGTTGGCGTTTTAATGGCTGGCCTGTTTGACGAAAAAGTTGACAACGCTGAAATCTTCAAGCTCATCAGCCCAGCGTTTCAAACTATCGTCGGTGGCTTTATTGGCCTCTTGGCTGGTGTAAAGTTATCGCACGGAGAAACTGAAGAGCCAAAATGATTTGGGTTCCTGTCATGTACTTGTGTGTGCTAGAGCAATGCGAGTGGTTGCAGCAGCAGACGTTTTACACTGACAAGGAGCAATGCAAGAAGGTACTTACTGATAGAGTAGATTGGTACAAAGAGAACACCCATGCCAAAGTAGAAGGCATCTGTATTGATGTGTTTGTGACCTTGAAAGAACCCCACAAAGTAGTAGCAAAATGATTAACTCTCGCAGCCTAGATGAACTAGCTCCTCCTGTTAAACAGCGTGCAGAAGCCTTTGTGGAAGCCGCCAAGGCCAAGGGCATTGACCTACTGGTCACCTCCACCTACCGCGACCATGAGAGCCAGAATGCTCTCTACGCCCAAGGACGCACTGCCCCTGGCAACATCGTCACCAGAGCCAAGGCCGGACAGTCCTGGCACAACCACCGCTGCGCCTTGGATGTGGTTCCGCTGGTAAACGGCAAGGCCATCTGGGATGACCAAGCTATTTGGAAACAGATTGGCGAGATAGGAAAGTCCTGCGGTTTGGAATGGGCTGGCGACTGGAAAACATTCAAAGAGTACCCGCACTTCCAATACACTGGTGGCCTGACCTTAGCGCAACTGAACCAAGGAGCCACAATTGCGTAAGAAGAATGTGAATCTCTCTGTTGGCAGGGGCGAGAAGCTGTCTGTAAAAAAGGGTGGCGGCTTGACTGCAAAGGGCAGAGCTAAATACAATCGTGCCACTGGCAGCAACCTCAAGGCTCCTCAAAAGTCTGGCCCGCGCCACAAGTCTTTCTGTGCCCGTAGCAAAAGCTGGACGGGTGAGCGCGGCAAGGCCGCACGTAAACGATGGGAATGCAGATGAACACACCAAAAGCAAAACGTGGTCTTTACTACAACATCAAT